TTAGACCTACAAAGTCTGGAGCAGGCATGACAGAAGCTGGGGTCAAAGCCTATAGAAGAATGAATCCCGGCTCTAAACTAAAAACAGCGGTTACTGGCAAGGTCAAACCAGGATCAAAAGCTGCGAAGAGACGTAAGTCCTTCTGCGCGAGAAGCGCCGGCCAAATGAAAAAGTTTCCAAAGGCTGCAAAAGATCCTAACTCAAGACTAAGACAGGCACGCAGAAGATGGAAATGTTAAATGGTAAAAAAAATACAAAAAGTAGCAAAGGCTTTAGGTAAAGCTTCTAAGCTACACAAGAAACAATCTAAAATTATCAAGAAGCATATTAAGGAGATGAAACGTGGCAGATCCTAAAGTAGGCACTGGTAAAAAACCAAAAGGTTCTGGTAGGAGGTTATATACGGATGAAAATCCTAAAGACACTGTTGGAATTAAGTTTGCAACCCCTGCAGACGCTCGTAAGACGGTTGCGAAAGTCAAACGAATCAACAAACCTTTTGCAAGAAAAATACAGATCCTTACCGTTGGAGAGCAAAGGGCGAAAGTTATGGGTAAGGCAAAGGTGGCAAGCATATTTAAGAAAGGGAAAGATGCGATCAGAAAAACTAGAAGCACTTAAAAAAAGATATCAAGCTCAAATAGCTGAATCTACTGCAACTTTAAATATTTATGTTAAGAACTCAGTAGGTATAGGAGAGCATCCACAACACTTAGATGAGATGGATAAACTTCTACAAGTTATTGTAGATGCAGAAGAAAAGATAAAAGTAATTGAAAGATATGTGGACTAATCTCTGCGTAGACGACTTTTTTAATGATCCAGATAAGGTTGTTAAATTAGCTAATAATCTTGAATATAATAAAGATGGTTACTCACCAGGAGTAAGATCTAATAATATGGCAGATATAGATAAAAATTTTTTTAATTCTTCTTGCAATAAAATATTATCTTTATTTTATCCTAACGAGTACAGAGGATTATTATTCTCAGCCACGGCTTTTTTTCACAAGGTTAATCCTAACACAATTGACTCTTGGGTTCATCAGGACAAAGATTCTGTTTTAACCGCTATTGTTTATTTAAATAAAGATTTAAGAGCAGGCACGTCTTTGATGAAAAAGAAACAATTCACTAAAAATTTACAATTAGATTATACAAATATAAAATACGATTATTTTAAATCAGATAAACAAAAAGATAAAAAAGTATTAGAGGCACAAAAAAAGCATCTAAAAGAGTTTGATGAGACAGTTATATATTATAACGAATATAATAGATTAATTGCATTTGATGCATTACAGCATCACATGGCTCATGAAAACAAAGAAGATGAAACAAGATTAACTTACATAACTTTTTTTAAAAAAGTAGACCACATTCACGATCGCTTTTTTACACCAATAGAAAAATCAAAAACAATATGAAATACGACATAGTAGATAATTTTTTAAGAAGAGAGGATTTTAAAATGATAGAGAAAGAGTTGTTTAGACCTACGTTTCCTTGGTTTTATAATTCATCTATTGCAGATCCTACAGATGATGACATGCCTTATTTTACACATCACTTTTATTTAAATGATGAGTTTAATAGTGATTATCGTAAGTTGTTACTACCTATTCTAGATAAAATGAAAATCAAAACTTTGATGCGTGCTAAAGCTAATATGTATTTAAAAACAAATAAAGTTATCAAACATGGTCTTCACGTAGATAGACCTTTTAAACATAAAGGGTGCATATTCTACATTAATACCAATAATGGTTTTACTGTTTTAGAGGATGGCACAGAGATAAAAAGCGTTGCAAACAGAGCTTTATTCTTTGATTCAAGTAAAAAACATAGTAGCACCTCTTGCACAGATCAAAATATAAGAGTAAATATTAATATAAATTATTTTTAATTATGACAGAAGATACAGATCCTATACTAGTTGTTACGAGAGTTCAGAAACTTTTGAAAGAAGAATATCAAGCCATCGGTGATACTATGTTGAGCGGAGGGGTTGACAATATGGAAAAGTATAAATATATGATGGGACAGGCACATGCCTACGCAAAAATAAGTCAGGAAATCTCTAACCTGCTAAAACCAAAGGAGCAAAAAAATGAGCAAGAAAGACCAAATATCATCCGATTCGGAAAAACAGATACCGAAAACTAAACTAGCTTTAGAGGAAAAATATAAAAAAGAAAACGACAAAGAAGTCGAAGGCTACGAACGTTTAAAAACAAAAGAATCAGAAAAATTACCAAAACCAACTGGCTGGCGAATGTTAGTATTACCATTTAAGATGCCAGAGAAAACCAGAGGTGGTTTATATTTAGGCCAAGACACTTTAGAAAGACAACAAGTAGCTTCTACTTGCGGTCTTGTTTTAGCAATGGGACCACATTGTTATGACAAAGAAAAGTTTCCAGAAGGACCTTGGTGTAAAAAAGGCGATTGGATTATCTTTGCAAGATATGCAGGAAGCCGAATCCAAATCGATGGCGGGGAGGTCAGATTGCTAAATGACGATGAAGTTTTAGCAACCATCGAAAAACCCGAAGACATACTTCATCACTTTTAACAACATAGGAGAATACTATGCAAGAAGCAGAACAAAAAATGGTAGATATAGATACTTCTGGTCCAGGACAAGAAGTAGCCATTAAGGAAGAAGAAAAACAGGAAGAAGTTGTTGAGCAACAAACGACTGAACCTGAAGTAAAAGAAGAACAGAAAGAAGAGCACCTAGAAGGAAAAGCAGGTGGAACACAACCTGATGCTCCGGCAGAAGAGCCAAAGAAAGAAGATACGAAAGATTCAGAATTAGAAGATTACTCACAAGGAGTACAAAGAAGAATTGCAAAACTAACTAAGAAATGGAGAGAAGCTGAAAGACAAAAAGATGAAGCTTTGAAATATGCTGAGTCAGTTATTGCAGAACAAAAAACGTTAAAGACTAAAGTTTCTAAATTAGAACCTGGTTTTTTAACAGCAACAGAACAGGGTATTAATTCAGGACTAGAAGCAGCGAAAGCTAAACTTGCTACAGCAAGAGAAGCTGGAGATCTTCAGTCTGAAATTGATGCTCAAACAGCTATATCTGAATTAGGATATAGAAAAGCTAAATTTCTTGAAGCTAAAGAAGCTCAAGAAAGAATGGCTAAACAACAAGAAACAAAAAAACCTTCTCTACAAGAAGCTATTAAACCAAAGGAATCTAGACCTGATCCAAGAGCGGAAGCTTGGGCAGAAAAAAATCCTTGGTTTGGTACAGATAGTGCAATGACATACACTGCCATGGACTATCATAGAAAACTAACTGAAGAGGAAGGTTTTGACACAGCAAGTGACGAATATTATGCAGAAATTGATAAAAGAATGAGACTTGATTTCCCGCATAAATATGCTAATAATAGCGATACGGCTGAAACACAAACGACCAAGCCGGTACAACAAGTAGCGTCAGCGACGCGAAGTACAAAGTCTGGTCGCAAAACCGTGAGACTCACATCATCACAGGTAGCAATCGCTAAAAAATTAGGTGTGCCACTTGAAGAATATGCGAAACAATTAAAAATCACGAAGGAGGTATAAGCATATGAGTAACGAAAATGAAAAAAGAACTTCCCGTGCGAGTCAAACTAGAGATAAGGAATCTCGAAAAAAAGTTTGGGCTCCACCATCACCTTTAGATGCACCCCCTGCGCCAACAGGATTTAGACACAGATGGCTAAGAGCAGAATCACTAGGATTCAATGACTCTAAAAACATAACAGGTCGAATGAGATCTGGTTATGAATTAGTTAGAGCCGATGAGTATCCAGATTCAGACTTTCCAGTTGTGGAAGATGGCAAATACAAGGGGATGATCGGAGTTGGTGGCCTTGTGCTGGCAAGGGTGCCGGACGAGATCGCAGAGCAAAGACAAGCATATTATGCGAGACAGCATAATGAGAAGGTCCAAGCGGTAGACAACGATCTTATGAAGGAACAGCACCAAAGTATGCCAATCAACATTGATAGGCAGACTCGTGTAACTTTCGGTGGTTCAAAGAAAAGTTAATTTTTTAACGATTTCTAAACCCCCGGATAAACTAATGTCTTAAGGAGGACAACAACTATGGCAAACAAAGACGCAGCGTTCGGTCTAAGACCGATCGGTAAAGTTGGTCAGAATAGAGACAACCAAGGTTTATCTGAGTACAGTATTGCGGCAAACGCAACTGCTATATATTTCCAAGACCCCATCAAACAAACGTCTGATGGTACTATTGGAGTAGCAGCGGCAGGTAATACTTTATTAGGTTCACTAACTGGTGTGTTTTTTACTGACGCAACAACAAGTAAGCCTACGTTCGCCAACCATTTAGATGCCTCAAACACGGCAGCTGATATAGTTGGTTTCGTAGCAGACGACCCTTATGAAAGGTTCGAAGTACAGTCGAACAATGCAAGTGCATCACTTCAAACTGATGTGTTCTTGAACGCGGATATCGTGTATGCAGCTGGTGATTCAGCTAATTACGTGTCAGCGGTAGAATTGAACGACTCAACATTAACAACTAGTTCTGCACAATTGCAAGTTATCGGAGTTTCAAAAGACCCTGATAATAATGAGTTAGGTTCAGCAAACGTAAATTTCGTAGCTGTAATCAACGAGCATGCGTACAGATCTACAACAGGCGTATAATTTAGGAGGATAATTATGGCGATATCTAGAGGACAACTAGTCAAAGAACTAGAGCCAGGTTTGAATGCTTTATTTGGCCTGGAATATAAACGTTATGAGAATCAGCATGCTGAAATATATACTACAGAATCTTCAGACAGAGCGTTTGAAGAAGAAGTAATGTTATCAGGTTTTGCTCAAGCTCAAGTTAAAGCGGAAGGTTCAGGTGTAACTTTTGACAATGCTCAAGAGACTTACACTGCAAGATACACTCACGAAACAGTGGCTCTTGCTTTCGCAATAACTGAAGAAGCTATTGAGGACAACTTGTATGACAGACTTGCTAGTAGATATACAAAAGCATTAGCTAGATCTATGGCGAACACAAAACAAGTGAAAGCTGTTAATCCATTAATCAATGGATTACCAAGTGTAAGTACTGGAAAATTCACATCAGGCGAT